AATCAATCTTGGGATCGCTTGGTTATTAAACGCTTCACAGATAATGTCAAGGTATGATCCAATCGCTACAGCAAATAGCTCTGTCTTATCATCGGACAATGCAAATGATCCAGTGTGTTCATGCCCCAACAGTATAAAATCCGCAAGCGTTGTCATTGCTATGCGGCTATCATAACGCTTTATGATCTCGTTCGTATCAATTTGTCTGCTTCCACCTGTGGAAACAAGCTCAAACTTGAATCCCGGTGGTAACACAATACCAGCACTCTTGTCTTGTCGGATGTTTCTTACCAAACTATTTGCCCATGCCAACATTCTTGATCCTTCCGGATCATCTGGATTGTACAGGTCAACACCTTCCGGCGGTGTAACCATCGGTATACCGGCGAGGTCTCGTTCAATCCCGATTCCTTCAAACTCCTGAATGCCTTTCTTGAAGTACCAAGAACGATAAGCATTTCTAAGAATACTTCGCCCTTCTGGATTTCCTTTTCTGGATCTGGTCCTGAAATGGATTGCCTTTTCCAGTGGGATCGTATAAAGTCCAAAATTTGGCGGTGGCATCTGGGTCATTCCAATAAGGTTATCTTCATCGTCGTACTCCCATTGGTATAGAGAATCCTGTGATCGGATAGGAAGTTTTCTCCACCCGATTAAACCATCATCATATTTACTATTCGTCTTAAGGTTTCCTGTTCGCCCTGATCTCCTCTTATATACGATCTCATGATACGACCAGCCGTATGTAAGGAATGATAGGATTTCAGAGACTGTGTCAGTCCATGTGTTCTGCATATCATTCATGCAAGATTCAACAAACTCTGCTGCCTCTATGTCCTTTTGATCGTTTCCCTGTGGCTCTACGGAAAACTGTGCTTGTCTAAGCAATGTATCTAATGCAAATATAATCGCACCGATTACATCATCGTTAGACTCCATTTCCGCATATACCTTTACTCCTCGTTGTCCTCTCAACTCTGGGAGAAATTCTTCGTAAAAGCTACCGCCCCACCGATTTTGACCGATGCGACCTATTTCATCATACAATG